GTGTCTTAGCACTCTCAAAAAACCGCCCCCCCTTACTACTATTGCATGATTGGCATAATACTTCGAGATTACTCAGAGCATCTGATCCACCCAATACTCTGGGGACTATATGATCAACAGTTAAGTTCTCTTCTGTTCCACACTTCTGGCAACAACCATCTCTGTTGATGACAGTCTGTCTGATCTTACGCCATTGAGTAGTAGATCCACTTGATCTAAGAGCTGATTGTCTAGCCATTACAGATCGTCATAACATATACCGCACATCCACCAAGCATAGACTTCCATGACTTCTGATAATGGTGTTGGTGCATCGCATCTATGACAATTGATAGTCTCTTCTTCTAGTGCCATCCTTTGTCCTTCCAATGCTGTAGAGCTATACATGGTTCACCATATCTTGCGCCAATGTAGTTAAGTCCCCATTGTACTTGTTTATATCCATCTACCCTTGCAAGGTATTGTGATCTTCCTTGAGGTATTCCATGGTGCGATCCATTACGCGCATCTTCACGCCAATTGCTTTCCTTTGTATACAGGATCTCTAAACATTTATATTCTTTAGTGTTATAACCTAATAAGTAATATGCAAATTGTTTGTGTGTCACATAAGTTTTGATTGGTGCTGATCCTGCTTCAGGCATAAAGCATAGAGATATCCCAATACATGCAAGCACCCCCCGCGCTATCCGCTTCAGCGGCGCGGGTTGAGCCCCTGAAGGGCTCTGCCTAGACATGGTACCGATACTGTCAAGTTCCCCGTTTAATTTTGGGCGTGTCATCACTTATTTACCTCCTGTGGATAACTTCTGTGGATAACTATTTATCTGTTTTATAGAAGCCTTTACCTTTGAAATGCACAGCTGTAGCGCTAAAGCCTTTGACCATCGGAGCATTGCAATAGGGACATGGCACTACTGGTCTACTGTCGAATCCATGAGTGACTTCTTGAGATAGATTGCAGGTGAGACATCTGTAGTCATAGGCTGGCAAGTTAAGCATCTCCTGATCATGTAAGACCCACATCCAGAGCACCGGTCAATGTCTGCCTCTGTGGGTTGATTGTCTAAGTGACCGTATTTTAATATGAGTAGTGGCAATAGATCCTCAAGCCGGATAATGCAGGCATAGTCCTCTGCACTCTCACCTTGTCCGTTGAGTCTAATAACTCCAAAGCCCAATTCCCCCGAAAGAACTGTTCGAGCTTTCAATTGCTTTAAGTACGCTAACGGCTGAAACCCAGCCCTAGCCTTGACCTCACAGTCAAACGGTACATTAACAATATCTTTGCCACTACCCCTTCCCACACATGCGCCCGGCCACCAAGTCGATAGGTACTCAGCTACTACGCGTTCTGTGCGGAAACCTCTGTGCTTCCTTGCTTGGGTCATAGATGGTGTTTGTTCTCGCAGCTGTGACATAACCAAACAACAAGACCATCTTCTCGATCGTATTCATTTACCTGTGTAAAAGCATCACAATCTGTGCAATTGATAACGCCACCATAACCGCTGAAGTTATAGATATTGCCATCAACCGGGCTTTTGTAAATGTCTTTGTTGTTAACCATTTACAGCCTGACACTTCTTGCATTGCCATGTAACAATTCCATTAACTGAATCAGATGAAATGTCTGCTAAGTCTCTGATCTGTACTGGCTCATTACATAACTGACATGCGATAAATGCTGACATAAGATCCAGCCACTCGCCATTGATCTTAATTCCAATGTTACCCATTATGCTCTCGCTTTCTGTGGTTGCCATTTACCTGCGCTGTTTAACTCATACCATACGGCCGGACACTTGCCTTCATAACCTGCATGACCTAGAGCTGTGCATTGATAAGCAGCCCAGTCCTTGCCAGTCTTAGCACTATGCCCAGTTTTCCAAACCATTGATCCGTGTTTGCATTGTGGCACTTCTGCCGCTTCTGCTGTACCCATAAATGCTGCTATGTTTTCCATAGCCTTATCAAGTGTTACGGGCGCATTTACTACCTTCGTGTAGTCATTAACCGGAGTAGTCCAATAGTCCTGCTCTGCCGGCTCTGCGTCTGCTGCCTTAATAGCTGCATTAAGATCCTGTACAGATGGCTTTACTACTTTTGTAGGAACAACCTTAGCCATATCCTGTTTTGTAGGTTTTTTCTGTGATTCCAAAACTAGGCTTAAAGCTCTTCCTATTGCTGAGCTCGATGTATCTTCAACATAAAATTTACGCATCGAAGCGTTATAAGTACTAGCTTCTCCGAAAGCGTAGTCAACGCCCGCAGGCAAAGTATCGCCAGCGTTGCGATAAATCTGCGCCGATATGAGGACCAAACCTCTTTCTGCATCAAATTGAATAACATCTGTAACGATCCTTCCTTCCGGGTAGGCTTTTTGAAAGCGTAAAACTCTAGCTGCTACATCTTCATAATCATCTAAATTAAACATAGAGATCGCTCTCTTCTGTTGCTAGTTGGCCACCAAGTGCTGCATAGCCACATAAATCGATCCAGTTATCTAGGTGCTGGGCGCTTTGATTAGTTCTTGCAAGTTTAACAAGCACCATGATCCCTGCCACCTGATAGTCATGTATTGGCATTTGTAGGTATGCACTGAGCAACATTGCTGTGTGTTGCAAGTTATCTGCTGGATGACCGTGTGTAAGGCCACGCTCAGCGATCGTGTCTGTTGCTGTTTGTAAGATTTCACTAGCTTTCATTCTTGCCAGAATTCTTGACGGCTCATTGATCGGCCGCGTGTCCAGCCTTCGCGCTTGCCATCTCTAAAACCTTGCCAATACCACACAAAGTTAGTCATAATGAATATAAGTAAAATACCTATAATCGTGAGTGAGTTCATTTCCTATCTTTCTGTTGCCAATGCCCGCGATCGGCTAACAGGATTACGGTCTCACGCCTGTCTGACATTGTCCAACACATTTTGGTAACGAAACGATAACGATTTAACCCCAGCGTTTGCCTTGGTAAATAAATGATCCATCTTTAGGATCGATTGGGATAAGCTCAGGCGTAAATCTTTTATCATGTAAAGTACCTACAACAAAGCCCATCTGCCAGTTCGCATAACCCTTTGTGTAGCCCATACCGGGGCTTGAAAGATCAACTAGGTTGCCTACCTCAACACCCCATACAATTCGCCCATAACGGCCTCCAGAGGCTTCTGAATGGGCACTGAGACCTAGTCTATGGGTATGCCCAGACACAATTGACTTGCCCATACGCATCGCACCATTCAAGGCGGTTTGTCCCGGCTTGTTCGATAATGGAAATGCGTCACCATGGCATGTGTGCCAACCCGGTGCGAAGTCAAAGCCGTTTGGGTGATACTTGATCCCGGCCTTGTCGTAGCCCATGAATTTGTCATAACGAAGCTCAGGTAAATTCATAAAGGCAGGTAATCTGCGAGATAATGATTTGTAAACACGAGCGCCATGGTTAGAACCGACTACATCGGTAACGCCTAAATATTCAAGTATCTCCAGAGTGAGTTTTCTATCCTCATCGATATTGCCTTCCACTTCTTGCCATGGTTGAGCGAAACCTCCCAATTGTGGGAGATCTATTTCGTCTCCAATACAAATAGTTTGATGAGGTTTGTAAACTCTTAAAAACTTGCCTAGATTTTTGATTGCTGCTTCATGAAAAAACGGGGCTTGAATATCTGAGATCCAAGCAATTCGTTTATTAGTCATCATCCTCATCCTGATAATCGCCAAACCTTTCTGGTTCAACGGGATCTGGCAAGATCCACCCCGGATAAGCTGCGGGTTCAATGATGATTGCAAGTGCTAATTCAACATCAAAGCCAGCTCTGCGTAATGCTCTGTACATTTCTTGCAGGCCAATAGCCCATGTATCTAAAGCGTTGTAGGTATCAAGATCAATAACCTTTTTTCTTGCCATGGCGAAATTATCGCTTCTCAAGTAGTGAGATAATTGTATCGACACGCGCTTCCAGTCTATTAACTTGATCGCGCATTGATGATCCAGAGTTAGGCTTTAGTTCGCTTAGGTAATGCTTTACTAACCATTTGACTGAGCCAATAAATGAACCAATAACTGTCATCGCAGCTACAACGAGTGCAGCTGTGTCCTGCGGGCTCATTACTTTTTAGGCGAGGCATAACCAAAAATGCCTGATAGGACAGCCCAGAGCACAGCTCTGTAATCTGCCTCAAAGTTAGATGATGCCCAAGCTGCTAGAAATGCGCCAGCGGCTAGGTATGCAGGATGTTTGATGTTCTTCATTATTGTCCGCCTAACATAGGTATTTGAAAAAAAGCCCCGTCATTGTCAGCCGTTTTCTTAAACGAGAAATGAGCGTGCTTTGTGTGTTTGTTTGCCCCGGTGTATTTTCTTTTGATAAATCTAAACTTGGCTGAGTAGATAAACCCGTCGAAAATAATGTAGGAAATTCTTTTCTCAACACCAGACTTGCATAAGATTCGAATTTGATCAACAAGATCGGGCATGAGGTCAGGCTTTGCTTTGCCGGATAAATCACGATCGATGTCAATGGCACGAACCCAGCCTTCAACATCGGGATTATGATCGCTAGGGCGCGCTGCGTGTCTCGTGTCACCGATCCATCCATCGCTAGACCTGTCACGATCTGCGTAGGAATCATCAAACTGCTCCCTTAATTGGATAGCAGCTTTAGATAGTCTTGGTTTCATGGAGCAACAGGCAAATCAATCTTGAAAGGATCATCATTGCTTGCTGGCAAATCGCGCAATGCTTGGCGATAGGTTGCCCATGCTGCTTTGTCGGCTGTTGAGTCAGCGATCTGAGTCCAATCTGATTTTACTAACTCAGCATCGCGCCATTTACGAATACGCTTAAATAGTTTGTCAGTTGGGTCATCTGCTAAAACTTCACGATAACCGTCTAGTGTGTGAATAGTACTTAGAATCTTTGTCATTATGCCACCTCGTAATTAAATACACCACTAATGTAATCTGTAACTCCCCAAGTAATCGGAGTTGTTTTGCCCCAAGTTGATTGATTCAATGCTGGTGACTTTATAAACATTTTTGTTCCGTCACTTGTCAAGCCAGGAAGTCCTGCATAAGCAGCAATTGCGTAATCCTCACCATAAAAGCCACCACCGCAAGCAGAATTAAGACTACCTGTTTTTGCAGTAAAAGGTAATGACCAAAAAAATGTTCCAGATGTTCCAAATGTCGTCGTACCACCAGCCTGCCAAATAAATTGTATTTGTATGAATTTTCCATAACGGATATAACTCATAGTCATAGTGCCGTTTCCAATAGCAGGGCTCCCTACATCTGTTGTCCAAGTTGGAGTAAATGCAACAGGAGTTCCAGCCCATTGCAAACCTGTTGCTTGACCTGATTGTGCAGAAAGAACATCGTAATTTGAACCTACCGTAAGAGTTGCCGGGGTAGCAGATGAGAACGCCGTAATGAGTGCGCCTTTAGCAGTTAATTGCGTATTTTGAATAGCGTTCGCATCATCTTGCGTTACCCATGTAAAGTCCATGTCTGTCGCAGATGTCTTGGATAGCACTTGGCCTGTAGTGCCACCCTTTAGCTCTGCCATGGATGTATCGATAGATGAACCAAGTGTACGGATTGCAGCTGCGCCGTCCTTAACGAGGTCTGTGTCGTCTGGGGTTTCCCAGCCAAACGCGGTAGTGGTTGCCATTGTTCTCCTTATATCAGGCTACTATTGTAGCGTTATCCCAGTCCAAAGTAGGACTTATCGTGTTCCAAGTCTCAGCAGCAGATACAGAATTCCACCTCAACGCTTGAAGCGTGTACGCCAAAGGCGAAACCATGACTGTCAGATCCAAAGCGTTAAAACGGGTAGTCCAAGTCCAGCCTTCTACAAAGCCTTGGAACCGACCGTTAGCGATGTTTAAGGGTAAATCGTCAATCTCGAGAGGCAAACCCATAAATATGTTCAAAGCCTGATCTCGCGCGGCATCTGAAATGCTTGGGTTAGCCAGAGGAAAAGTAATTGCCTTAAACTGATATTGAGGATACGCGCGAATTTTTAGATAGAACTCAGCCTGACTTACGGCATCGGCATTATTTTCTAGAGTTGTAACGATGTTATCTGCTTGTACACCATAAAGTGAAATAGAAGTTGTATCTTCAGCTGTGTGTTGTGAGTTGTTTTTATGCGTAATAGTGACTCTATTTCGGATATCCCCTAAGCGCTTTACAGTAGCGACACTAGCAGCATAAGCCCAGCCGCCATCAAAATAGGAATAACCATTAGCTGCAAAATACTCAGCTCTATGAGTGCTGTCGGCATACCCGATTCGACCAGAAGCATCTTCAAAAATGTATCCCAAACCTGAGCGCGCTAAGCCAGAAACAAGGGTATAAATATCTGTAGTGCTAGCAGATCGAGCGGTAAGTTCGTAATTACCGGGACGGTCAATTTCACCTAGTCCAACATTTTCGGCATTAGCCCAAGTTATAGTTGGATCGTAAGCAGCCCAAGTTTCAGCAGCAGCGACTTCATTCCAATTGTTCAATAAAAGTTCAGATAAAATCTCATAGATTTGATCGCCATCAAAGTCTTTAGCCAATACGCCTTGAGTAAGTGTTTTAGGAAGTTTGGATAAAGCTCCAAGAGCTGTAATTGTTACATCCTGAGTAATACCCGGCTCGCCAGTTCTGACCTGAACATCGATGTCTGAGATGTCTCCGCCAAAGATCGGAACATAAGTACCAGTTGAATCTTTAACCTTAATAACAACAGAATCGTTGACATCAAACTCAATTGCAGATTGATCAAGATTCTTTACCGTAAATCGAGTGTAACCTGCTAGAGGCTGAAAATAGATGTCTGAGCGCCCAGATGTAATTGTTAGATCAGCAATGACTAAATCAGTTATATCTCCCGCGCCATTGACTTCTAGTGCCCAGTCTGGGTTCCACAATGTCATGCAAACGACCCAGCCCCAAGAGTTCCACGAGCTTGAGAATCGTTAAGGATGCTTACAATTTGACGAGCCGTTGACTCACTATCAAGAGCGCCATTGACTGTAATGTTAGTAGTACCCGCGCCGGCATAAATAAACTTCGGAACTGTAGGGCTTGGGACAGGAGTAGGGCTAAAAGGCGTTACTGTGGCTGAAGGGCCTTCAAAAGATGATCCGGAGAAGAAGTTACCTACTGCGCTACCTGCACCTCTGATAGCATCAATAATGCCCTTAACGGCGTTGTATATTTTAGTAATCTTATCTACAAAACTAGCAAAGCCATCAATAAGTCCAGCGACGATATCGCCTAGAATACTAAATGCTGCGCCTAATGTTTTACCCAAAATCGGAGCTAAAGTATCTCTTGCAAAGGTAGCAATATTCTTCATCAGGTTATAAAACGGCTGTAACTCATCATTGTTTTCAGCCAAAGCATTTTTTACTGAGTCAAAAGCACTACGCAAACCGTTAAGAATTGGTTGAATGATTTTTAAGACAGGCTGTAATTTATCGCCTATGTTGCTAGTAAAATCTTGAATAGCAGGTATTACTCGCTGAACTATTAAATTGACCATAGGAGTTATAGCATCAAGAATATAAGCGCCTACTGTTTCCTTACCTTCATCAAAGGCTATCTGTAGCCTGGTTAACTTACCTTGGAAAGTATCGGCTTTTGCAGATGCTTGGTTTTGGAAGGTATCGGCTAACTTGGCTGTGATCTCATCCATGCTCATGGTTTTTAATTCAGCAGATGTTAAACCTACGCCTAATTTACCAAGAGCCGTAGTGTTGCCCTCAGCTGCGCGAGCCATTGCATTTGTGACTGCCTCTAAACTTTTTCCACTGCCCGCTGCTACATCAATGGCTACTGCTTGTAGTTTTTGAGCCTTTTCAAGATCGCCAGTAGCTCTAGATAAGCGCTCTAGGGATGGCCTTAATTCATCATCTGTGATACCTACTGCTAGAGATGTTTGGGTTATGTAATCTTCTGTGGCGGCTATCTGGTCATCAGTAGCAGCTGTGACATTTTTAAGAGTAAGGGCTAATTTGGTTTGTGCGGCTGCATCTGCAATAGCAGACTTAACGCCATCTATGGCTAACTTACCTGCATAGGCTACGGCTGCTGCTCCGGCAGCGGCAAAGGCTAACCCGGCTTTTTTGCCGAACTCTGCTGTTCTATCTCCAAAACTTTTAACATCTTTATCAGCTGTTTTAAGATTCTTGGTAAAGTTATCGACATCGGCTAATAATTTGAGCGTTAATGCTCTTGTACCTGTTGCCATTAGCCCCACTCCTTCAATACTTTAGAAAACGATTCAGTCCATCTAGCCACGATCTCAGGTTGAATCCTGCGAAGTGTTGGATAAATAAACCATCCCTTAGATCCCCGGCCTTGACGGCCTGACCAAACAGGGAACTGCTTAAACTTGTTAGATCCAAACTCAGATCCGCCCCAGATGTCTCTAGTGGTTGCACCACCTGAAAATTTCTGAGAAGCAAACCCATAAGTAATCTCGCCTATTCGGCTTGACTTCTTGACCCTAGATCCATCTGCAATACGACCGGCTACATTACGACTTTGTAGAGATCGCGATGTCTGAATTACTTCAGCCCTAGCAAACTCAGCCAGAGCGCCTGACTGGCGCTTAGCCTCTTCTGTGGCTTCTTCATCCATATTCTTTAGAGCCTTAAAAACTGCTCGGAGTTGCGTTTTGTCGAGAGCTACTAACTCATCGGCCATTGCGTTCCTCCAATATCTCTATTGCTGTAAGAATATCCTCGGCTGTTTGCCACTGATCTATAGGGATGTGTGTGGCTATTGCCAGTTCTACTAAGAGGCGGCTTACGCTTCCTCTTGGATGACTTTTGGGTCCCCTTCACCTACTTCAACATCTGCAACCGCTTCCATCCAGATATCTAGAGGCTTGGTTGGCTTTCCACCGGCATCTCTCTTCATAGCGCTATGTGCTACAAAGAGGATGTCCCACATTCCGCCGAACTGAGAGATAACCTTTTTAGTAGTCATCTCCCAGCGGGCGTAATCTGGCGGGCGAACCATGTAAGTAGTTTCGGATCCGTCTGTATATTTAATTGTTATTTGTTGTTGCATTGTTTGCTCCCGTTTCTAGTTTTTAACTGAATGTTTCTGTTACTGCGCCGCGCTTGACCTTGAATGTGAAGTCTACAGTCTGAGCATCGGTTCCAGCGCCTCCTGCTGTAGGAAATTCTGGGAATACATCGAAAGCGAACACAGCGCCAGTAGCTGCTGTCATTGTGATTGTGATGCTGTTATCTGGTGCCGTCTCTGCTGCTGTCCATAGAGCTTCGCATACTGAAGAAGTCTTGCCCCAGTCTGCAAGCATTGAAAGAGCAAAAGAACCTTCAAGGTTAACAGTCTTGACCTCTTCGCCATCAAGAGTCTGGTATGTCTCGCGAACATTTGTCTTTGTTAGAACTGCGCTTGTCGCTTGTGCATCAATATCTGTTCCACCTGTGAAAGATAGAGAAACATCGCGACCTGTGATTACTGTGGTTGCCATTATTTATCCTTAGTTTGTTTGTGTGTAGTAGGTAGAAACTCTGATATCTGCCACCAAGACATTGGAAGGGCCGACTTGAGTTACTGTTGGTTTTTCAACCGCTCCGACTGTATATCCGGCTGGGATAACCTTCAGAACACTTATGACGAGCTGCTCGAGATTATCGAGCGATGCAGGGTTGCTGTTATATGCAACGGCTACAGATATAACTAAATTGATCTTAATATGTAGGGTTGATTTGTTAATAGTCTCTAATTCAAAATATGGAGAATCCGGGACTGTCACTACAAAAGGAACCATGGGAGCCTCGGGAACATAGGCATAGACATTACCTGCAACGCTGGCAAACGCTGTTGCTAAAGGCTGGCGAACTGTGTCAAGAATTGTTGATGCTGGCATTACTGCACCATTGAATCAGTATCGATGTAAGCACCTAAAAGGCCAGACACGCGATTGAATAAACTCCGGCCTAAACGATATGGGCTCACCTGTGTGAAATCTACGCCTTCGATCTGTCCGCCCGGGGCGATACGGCTTTGGAATACTTCTACTGATACTGCTAGTACCGCTGACTCTACAGCTGAGTTTCCTACATAAGTAGAAGCGCCTGAAAGAGTAGCCAAACCTGAAGGAATTACTTTTCTCTCTGTAATGTTTGCATTAGTAATTGCAACAGTAAAGAAACCGTTAAATTCTCTGTAAGCACCATCTAAATAGATGCGTGAGCTTGATCGAACAATAAAATCCTCAATGTCAATGTTGCTTGACTCAAGAATAGTAAATGTGCCATTGAAGGGAGCGCCAACGCCTGTAATGACTACGCTCTGACCTTCTGCAAAATTGTTATCGCCTAGAACTCCGTATGTTGCAATGTTATTTTGCAATGTAACTGTGTCGATAGGACTTGAGTATTTAACAAGCATAGGCAAAATTACGGACTCAGCCGTATCTATCACATCCGTTAAATATGCGTCATTGTACAAGGATGTAGAGACACCAAGAATAGACCTTAGTTCTGCTACTGTAACAATTGTTGCCATCTCTACATCCTTTCGTTAAACGACTGGGGGAGCGATCGGGAGCAACCGCCCCCCCATGATTAGTTTTGGTTATGCAACCATGAAACGGTATGCGCCAGCGCCAAGCTTTGTAGCAACTGCACCGTAACCGTAGTAAGCAACTTGAACCTGACCTGTTGAAATCACATTTGTCTGAAGTGATAGACGAGGTGACTCATACCATGTGTAAGCATCTGGGTTAACAATAATTGCTGTGTTATCTCCAAGACCTGAACCATCTGTTAGAGCTGTTGAAACGCGGAGGTTTAGACCAAGAAGGTTTCCGCGAATCGCTGTTGCTGTCAATGTTCCGCCAGCGTTCTGAGGGTTGATTGTCTGTTGGAAAATTGGACGGTTTGAACCATCTACCAAGCCCATCAATGCGCCCCATTGTTCTGGAGATACAACGATGTTTTGAGCGAAACCAAGAGTTCCCTTATAGATAGAAACTGCTGCATCTGAAACGAAGTCTGCTACAAGAGCGCCTGTTGTAAATGCTGCGCGGTTTCCACCGTCTGTTCCACCGTTGATAAGTGCTGTTCCAACTGCTACATCTGTAGCCTTTGCGTAAGCAAATTCCATCTGACGAACTAGCTCTGCAAAAAACGCTGGTGAGCTGCGATCCAAAATTTCAAGGCTGAATACTTGCTGGCCAATGAACTTCTGAACTGGAACTGAAATGAACGCGCTGTTCATATCTGTGTTTGATGGTGTTCCGCCTTCAGATGCTACTGCAACTGTTGGAGCAACTGTGATCTTTGGAATCTCAAAAGACATACCTGCATCAGGTAGTGCTCCGCGTGAGATTGAATCAATGATTGGGCGGTCTGCGTTTGAAATGCCGTTAACAACTTCTGTTAGCTGGCGTGTTGGAACCAAGCCTGCGTTGTCTGTTGTGTCTGCTGCTGCTGCAACATACATCTTTGAAGTATCGTCACCTAGTGAGGCGCGTACTGAGTGCTCGAGATAAGAAGCCTTATCAACGATTGGGTTACGAACTTTGACTGAAGTGTAAGGTGCTGTTGCAGCCTTTACTTCAACCTTAGCAGCCTCTACCGTTTCTGCGGCAGGAGTGCTTTCTGGAACGGTAGTGTCTGACACTTGTTCTCCTTCTGTGGTTGATGGTGTTTCTTCCTGAGATGTCTCAGAAACCTCTGTGTCTACGGCCGCTACTTTTGCGACCTCTGCGCCGGGAATTGCGCCGTCTGTGACCAAACTGACCTCTATGAGATTGGATGCGCTAATAGCCATTACGCCATTCTCGTTAGCCCAGTCCTCTACATCTACTCCTACGCTAAAATCTGATCGAAGTCCGGTAGCAGCTTCTTCTAATGCATCGTTACCGGCTGTAGTTTTAGCGATCTTAAATTCTGCCGTAATACCCATGTCATCTTGCTTGAAGCTCATGAGTTTTCCTAACGGTCTTGTTACATCATGCTGAAGTACTAGCTTGGTATTCTTAGACATGGTAATAGAATCGGACTTAAACATAGTACGGCCGGCAGATGTATTACCTTCTGCGTTCCATGTAACAATTCGGCCTGCAATAATGCGAGACTCTGTATCTGCTGCTGTAATCGCAACTGGCATTGTTATTTTCATTAATTGCTCTCCTTATTGTCGATCAAATCTTCTTCTTCTCTAATCTGCTCAACGCTCATCGCGCCAATCCGATTTAAGATTTCATAGACTTGAGCGCGTTGTAATGGATCTCCACGCAAGAACTCATCTAGCGAGAAACGAACTTCTGTAGTGCTAGAAACAAAATCCGGCATAGATAATCTTTGTTCGATCGCGGTTAAAACATATTTCATAGAGAAATCGATAAGGGCTTTACGCTCCGAAATGGCGTTGCTGTATGTCATGCTCGTTGTTTCAGCGCTAACAAAATATGCAGGAAGATTACAGGCGCGGGCCAGTTCCAGAGCAACATATTGGCGGGCTTCATTTAGCTGTAACTTTGCCGGATCGATACCCAGCGCCTGTAACTCTACATCCGCGTTTAGGAACGCTGTTGACTTATTAAGTCTTGCTGTTCTCCATGATTCCAAAAGTTTTGCAATGCGTTCCGCTGGAAGATTAGTACCGTTTGACTTCAATACTTGAAGAGGCACTGGCTCTTTAGCAAATGTCTCAGCTGCCTGTTCAAGCGCATGCGCCGCCCGGATAGTACGGCCTGCTCTGTTAAGTAAACCTTCATCTAATCCGTAAAATACAATTAACGATCCAACGCCTTGATTTGGTACAACACTTCCGTCTACTTGGTAACCAACAATTTCAGTTTGCTTGTGATTTAATTTTGGAGTGACACGATCTGGTGCTACGCGAGTCCATGCACGAACTCTTCCTGTATCGCCGTACTGCTCCAAGACCTGACCGTAGCCGACACCTTGTAGCCAAATATCTTCCGCAAGCCAAGCATAAATAGCAGAACCGGGAACTCTTGGATCTGGTTGATTAATTACTGAAGGCGCTGCAACATGAGAACCATTTAACTTGGAATAAACTTCAATTGGCAAACCTGCAAGTGTTGAGCAGATAATGTTTCTTGCTCGAGCAATTGTTGGAACTGCCATGGCCTGACCGCGTGTAGCTGTTGATGGCGTAAATGTAAAAGGATTAAATGATGCTGTGTTGTTAAATGGAGCAGGTGTAGAAGCTGCATCAACCGTAATTGGTTCAGATACAGTTTTTGGCACAAAAAACTCTTTAATTCCCATTGAACATATAATACACTATATGACCAACTTTTAGACACTATCCGATTAAAATGTCAACTTCTGTCTCTGCGCGTGTCGCGAAATGTGTAACCATGGCTGCTCCTACTGCGCCACAGATTATTCCGGATGCTTTACGGCCCATAACCCAGCCACCATCACCACGCTGTAGTTTGACAGCCGATAGGACTTGCTTATCTAGTTCCTCTTGACCCTCATGCACAATTCGTCCGCTAGAAACCGCTGAAACGAACTCATCACAGCTCTGTTGATAATCTTGAGCATTAATCTCGTAAACAGGGATACCGGCTGGCGCTAATCTAGCTGCTACGGCTGCTGCCGTTGATTTTGAATAAGCCACATAATTAACTGGGAATTTTCTAACCCATGGAGCCACATCATTGGCCATCTGTTTATCATCGATCGATATTGGGTTAAACCAAGTCTGCAATAAAGCCACCATAAACTTATCCTCATCGATGCGTTGGCCGGCAACTAAACTTGCGTGTTTTCTGTCCGGGCTTAAATCAATTGCCATCCATGTATCTTTTTCTTTGTCAAGTTTATAAGAGTCATCTTTGCACTTTTTCCATTCAGCCTCAGATATGACCGGATTTATCATGGAAACAAACTGGCACAAGATCTCTGTCCTAAATATATCCTCTCGGTCTGACAAAGAATCTTTAATGTTATCTTCATGAACCGTATGGCCTAAACTGGGATTGCTTTGATACCAAGCCTCTTTGTCATCTATCGCCGCTCCGGGTTCGGCAGACCATTCAAACCATCCGATCGAGTCATCAGCTCCGCCTGCCGCAGCTAGTCCTCGTTCACGAAACTTGAGAAGTAATACTGATCCGGTATGGCCAGCGTTGCTATAAAAGTAGGCTTGAGGATTTTTATTTGACATCTGAGTAAATCGCATAGATGACCAAACATCTTCTGTATCGAATTCTCGTAACTCATCGATATGGATAACATCTGGGCCAGCAATACCACGAGCTGCTGAGTTACCTGCTCTGATTAAGTATCGAGCGCCATTTTTGAACCGGATCTCTTGGCTACCCTTAGACTCAAACTTCTTGGCAAAGTTTTCTTGCAAGATATGAGAGTCCTCGATCATCTGGCTTACCTTGAAAAAGATTTCAGCCGATGTTGTTAACTTATGAGCTGTTGCCAAGTGCATCTTTTCACCCAGACAATAAATGCCAAACAAGATCCTAAGCGCCATAAATGTGGACTTGCCTTGTTGTCTCGGAAGCATGATGCCCACTAGAGGATGAGCCCATCTGGAATCGGCCTTGTACTTCAAGCTCTCGATGGCAAGTAGTTCCTGCCAAGGTAGAAGCGGAAAGCCGATCTCTTTACAGAAATCGATCATCTCTTGGCCTCTAGAAGGTAAATCTAGGCTTGGAGACATGATTCTAGGGGTTTGAGAGCCATAACGCGGTTCTACTACCCCTTCCTGAGCCGGTATAAGCCCGATAGAGCCGTTTTCAGCCGTCATGACTAGTTCTCATCCGATTCGAGCAGATAATGGCTTTCTGTGGCGTTTTTGGGGTAAAAAGAACCAT